AGTAGGTGAGCATGAACTAGAAGACGGCAGAGTTATCGTAATTGAAGAAGCGGGAGTTATCGCAGCAATTAACGAGCCAGAAGAAGTAGTGATTATAGAAGAGGAGCCTATGGCTAACGAATCTACACCAGAGCAAGCGCAAGTTAAAAAGATTATTGAGCGCATCGAATCGGAAAAGATTTTCGAGAAGATCGCAGAACTTGAGGAGACTGTTAAGTTTTTGAAAGAAGAAAATGAAGCTTTAAAAGCTGAGTTTACAGAAAACAAAGGCGAAGCAAAAGACGAGTTCAAAAAACTTAAAGACTTCTCGGAAGAGGTTTTTAAAACGTTACTTGACGAGCCAAGCAAAGAGCCAGTTAAGAAACAATTCAACCCTTTTAAGAAAGAGAAAAAAGGGAACATATTTTTACAAAACAACTAAAATAGAAAAAAATGAGTTTTGATGTATCAGCCTTAGCGGCATATATTGAGGATAGAGATTTTCCTTTGATTGGTGAGTTACAAGTATCACCAGAATTAACGGCTGGAGAAGCCACAAAACAAGTAGGATTAAAAGGTACTAGCAACCTTCACTACATGGAGACTGACGTAGTATTCCAAGATGGAGATAACTGCTCACGTACTGCAAGCGGAACTACTACTTTTACTAATCGTTCGATCACTGTTGCACCTATCACGGTAAGCGAGGATTTATGTTTAAACGATCTTCGTAACAAGTGGACGCAAATTTTATTGCGCCAAGGTACAATGGAAGGCAAGCAAGTAATGCCAGAAGAGATTGCTGCTATCTACTTTGAAGAGAAATCTAAGAAGTGGTTACAAGCTACTGACGTAGCAGATTGGCAAGGAGACACTGCATCTGGAACAGTAAACTTACAGCGTTATGACGGTTGGATTAAACTTATTGATGCTGGTTCAGCTGTTAACGGTAACACAGGAGGCATTACGGTTGCAACTGGTGTAACTGCTGCAAACATCTTAACTGTATTGGAGAATATGTGGTTAGCACGTACAGAGGAGTTGAGAGAGCGTGATGACGTAGTTTGTTACATTCCAACTACTTGGTACGATCTTTATATTTCTGCATTGAAAGCAGCTAACTTGTACCACTACGTATCGCAAGATGGAGATACTTTGTACTACGGTACTACTATGCGTTTACGTCCTACTTACGGGTTGAGAACTTTGAACCGTGCGTTTATCACTTATCCAACTAACCTAGTTATCGGTATGGACGGAGAAAACGACGGAGATTTTGAATACCGACTTGATCCAGTAACTAACAAGAAAATCTTGGTAGACGCTGATTGGACAAGAGGTTGTCAGGTTTTCTTTACTGAGCAAGTAGTAGAGTTTACTTTAGTACCATAATAGAAAATAGATAATAATTAGAGGGGGTGAGATTCCCCCTTTATTTAAAATAAAAATAATATGAGCTGTGTATTAACTACTGGTTTCACCGAAGAGTGCGAAGATGGTTTAGGAGGTATTGAACAAGGCGAGTTTTTGTTAACTCAATTTACCGATATCGACGCGACTGCTACCGTAATTACTGCGGGTGAGATCACTACATTAACACAAGTTGCGCTTACTAATTTCTATAGATACTATATGAAAAAAGAAGCGGCTAACTTTGTTACGACAATGAGTAAAGAGAATGGCAACCAAGTCTATGAAACGGTTGTAACTATTCCAATGATGAAAATGAGCGCGGCTAAATTCGTAGAGTTTAAGCTAGTCGCTGGAAAACCTAACGTTATTATCGTAAAAGACAATAACGGTTTATATTGGGCTATAGGTATTGACAAGGGCGCAGATTTAAACGGTGCTACTGGTCAAACTGGAACAGCTATGAATGACGCCAACGGTCATACTTTGACTTTTACAGCGCGTTCAGGTAACCCGCCTTATACGGTAGATGCTGCCGTAGTAGCTGGTTTAACTATTGCTTAATTTTGTTTAACTTTAGGGGGTGGTTAATTTCGGTTAATTACCTCCTTTTTTGTATATTGTGATGAAAATTAAAAAGGAATTTATAGGAGTTCGACACGGTTCTAAAGTCGGAATGGTTTTGATTGAAGAAGGAAAAGAAGAACTGTATAAGAAATTAGGGTTAAATATTTTTGAGGATGAGCCAAATAAGACTAAAAAAGGGACAAGAAACGCAAAACGTAGTACTGACTCTAGCGGAGAAGACGACGATAAGTAGCCCTACTTATTTATTTGAGTTCACGAGTGATTTAACTAAGCAGTCGAATACTTGTATTTGTGCGGATCAAAGTACACCTGGAGCGGCTAGAACTAGAGCAAACCTTTTTAATATTACTGAAGGTGTAGACGATAGGCTAAATAGTTCTTTAGTTTTATTCAACGCTGGAAGATATCACTATACAATAAGAGAACAAGAGAGTACAACGAATTTAGACCCCGATTTAAGCGGTGCGATAGTCGAAAGAGGGATAATGATACTTGCGGACTTTTCTACAAACCAATACATAGAACACGAAATTAACGTAACTTATATAGCACATGAGCCTTTCTAATTTATATTTTTTTAACGGGGTTGATTTATTGAAGTTTGACGCTCATAAGACGCCAGAGTTTAAGCAACGTAATACAGTTGATTGGGTTCTATATGGAAACGATGACGAGTGGAAAAATAGATATCCTGACTATTTAATTCATCTTTATAATTCAAGCCCTAAGAACAACGCTATAATCAATAAGAAGTGTTCTTATATTAAAGGACAAGGTTTAAACTTTGGCGGTGCTGGTTTAAGTCTCCAAGACAAAATAGAGCTTGGCGGTTTTGTTGCTAAGTTAGAAGACTCTAAAGTTTTTGAGAGGTCTGTAAGTGACCTATCTATTTTTGGTGGGTTTGCTAACGAGATGGTATTTAATAAAGGGGGTAATAAGGTAGAACCGTATCACATAGACTTTTCAAATATCCGCGTATCTAAGCCCGTTTGGAATGAAGAAGCGCAAGATTGGAATAGACCTACTTACTATTATACTTCCGATTGGTCGTCTAGAAAGCCGCACAATAATGAAGACTTCGTAGAGTTTGAGGAATTTAACCCTAACGAAACACCAGATAAAAACAAAAGATACTTATTCTATTATAAAGAGTATAGACCAGATTTAGGAGTTTATCCTTTACCTGACTACCTGGCGAGCGTTCCTTATATTGCCGCGGATTACGAAATAAGTAACTTCACTATAAACAACGTTAAAAACGGGTTTACAAGTGGGTACTTAATTAATTTTTATAACGGTGATCCTACCGAAGAGCAAAAGCGCGATATAGTCGCTAATTTTGACGCGGTATTGCACGGTACGGATAACGCTGGCAAGTCTATTAAATCTTTCAACGAGGATAAAGATAGCGCGGTAGACATTACACCACTTAACGCCAATGGACAAGATGATAGATTTATCAACTTGAACAACACTATACGCGATGAAATTTATACAGGTCATGGAGTTGATCCAGTTATAGCAGGGTTAAAAGGTGATAGCGGATGGAGCAATAACGCAGACGAGAAGAGGGTAGCGGTTGAGGAATGGCAAAATAGCTACGTAGACTCTAAACAAAAGATATTTGAAGATTACTTTACTAACGTTGCTCACTTCAACGAGATTAAAGGTAAGGTTGTGATAGTTAAAAAGCGACCAACGACAGCCCAAGCCTCAGAGAATGAAATAAGAGAAATACTAACAATAGAAGAAAGACGCGAAAGAATAGGTTATCCAGCACAAAAACCACAACCTAAAGCAACTTATGTTAAGCAATCAAAAGAAGAATATTTTGAGAGCTATACAGATTATCCAAAGGGCGCAACGTCAAACGCAAAAAGAGCTTTAGAATGGGCAGATAATAACGGTTGGGGTTCTTGCGGCACAGATGTAGGAAAGATAAGAGCGAACCAATTAGCAAACCGTGAGCCTATAAGCTTAGAAACTATAAAAAGGGCGTTTAGCTTTTTAAGTAGACATGAACAAAATAAGGATGTACCTTATTCTGAGGGATGCGGTGGACTAATGTATGATGCTTGGGGCGGTGATGCTATGAAACGTTATGCTAAAGCTAAGATAAAAAAGGTTGAAGATGAAAAACTAATACAACAGTTTTCTAACTGCGGTATAAATGACGACGAACTAGAGTTTATCGATTCTAGGCAAATTCCAATTTTAGGAACAGAAGACGCTTTTAGTAAAGAAGAAGATTATAAGCAACAATTCGCTACAAAGATAGAGATTTCAATTCTTAAACTTTTAATTGGCGGTGCTAAACCATCGGACATACAAAAGAGTTTAAAGATTAGCGAAGAAAAATATAACGAATCAATCGTTAACTTAACCGAAGAAGGCTATTTAACGGATGACGGAGATATAACGCAAAGCGGAGAAGAAGAGTCTAAGAAGGATGAGGTTTTTGTAGTTTACAAATATGTAAAGCGAAACGATGTAAGTGGGGGTGATATTATCGACACAACTAGAGACTTCTGCAAAAATATGGTTAGACAAAGCCGTACTAGATCGTGGACGCTAGAAGAGATTAAGTTAATGAATAATAGAATGACTTATCCTGGCGGTAGAAAGATGGACGTATTTACAACGCGCGGAGGATGGAGAACGATAGAAGGCTCAAAACCTGCTAGACACGTACCGTTTTGTAGACATATATGGGAACAAAGATTAGTAAGAAGAAGGTAAGTAGTTACCAACGTTTAAAAGCTAAAAATGATTTGTTGGAAATGACTTTGGAGGCTATAATAGAACGCCCACACAGCTCAGAAGCGAAGAGTTTAAGGACTCAATATAAGATTGATAAAGGTTTAATATAATGGCAAGAGGTTTATTTATATCAGAGAAGTACGTAAAAGAGAATAGCGTTATAGACGATAACGTAGACATGAAGTTGATACAGCCTACTATTTGGCAATGTCAAAAGCAGTATATCGAAGCGTATTTAGGCACTCAACTATACGACGACATTAATAGTAAGGTTGTAGCATCAACTTTAGCGGGAGACGATTTAACTTTAGTTAACGATTATATTGCGGACTCCTTACTTTATTGGGTTGTGTACGAGTTGCAAGTATCGTTATTATTTAAAATGCGTAACGTTGGAACTTCTACAGAGCGTTCAGATTTTAGCAATCCAGTAGACTTAAAGCAATTAGCAAGAGTAGAGAATAGGTTTAAAAAGAAAGCAGAGTATTTTAGCGAGCGTTTAACGGCTTATCTTTGCGCTAATACAGATTTATACCCTTTGTACTTAATAACGTCAGAGAGCGACGATTTATTACCAGAAAGCGCAAAACCTACTACTTCGGTTTTCTTAGGATCAACCGCTATGCCTAAGTGCAATAAATACCTTTATACAACCAATCCAGATGAGTAGTTTTAAAAAGATAGATAAAAAGATAGTTGAATATTATGCTAACCTACAACAAAATAATAAGCCTAAACGAAGAGTTCGCGGAAGCTCATCATCAAATAAAAACATTCGGAAACGGTGAGGCTTATAAGTTAACTCAACACTCTAAGCAAGATTGGTTTGACTATCCTGTTATGTGGGCAGAAGACCTATCTAGTACGGTTAATGATAGAGACTTCGAGTTTAACTTTAGGGTTTATTTTGTTCAACAAGTAGCGACTTTAAAAGACCGAGAAGAAGACCAATTAACGGTTAACTATACAGAAGCAAAGTCTAACATGATAGACTGTGCAACAGACTTGCTTTCCTTTTGGGCTAAAGATTTAAACTATCCCGAATTAAATTTAATCAAATCAACAAGTATTCAAACATTCGAGGATGACTGGGACGATTGAGTAACTGGATGTTGGGTTGATTTAAAGATTAAACAAGGGTTTAGATACAATAAATGCGCTATCCCTATGGCTGGGGTAACACCTCCCCCTTCTGAATGCGCGCCAGTTTCCATATTCGAAAACGGAATATTTTTAGAAAACGTTCCTAGCGGTGGAACTTACTCATATACTACTGCGACTTACGATTATGATTTATTTTTCGATGGTGTAGATACTGGTGAGAATGTAACGGTAGACGGTACGGATATAACAATAAATTTAAGATAATGCCAACGATAAATATACAAGGTAATGTGGTAACTCAAACATCAGCGGCTTGGGCTTTAGATGCTACGGTTTACTCTAATAAGACTATTTTAGTAACTTCCGATTTATTCTATTCAGCAACAGACCAACCACGGTTTAAATTCGCTAATGGTGTAGACGTATGGAGCGCTTTAGATTATGTACCAGAGGGAGCGACTGGTGGAGTTGATACGGTAACGGGTGACGGTGTAGGGGGTACGGCTACAGATGTAGTAATGACTTTCCCAACGCCAGCGGAGATAGGAGCGAAAGCAGACTTTACAGAAAACACGGCTTTTAATAAAAACTTTGGAAGTTCAGCGGGTGAAGTTTGTGAGGGTAACGATTCAAGGTTAAGCGATTCAAGAACGCCAACGGGTTCGGCTGGTGGAGATTTAACTGGTACTTATCCGAATCCAACTTTAGATGTCAGCGGAGTAACAGCAGGAAGCTATACAAATGCAAATATTACCGTAGACGCTAAGGGGCGCGTAACAGTAGCCGCAAATGGTTCTGGAGGTGCCAATACAAATGTCATCATGTTCAGTCATACATCTGGAACAAATTTAGCGGATAGTTCTGATTACTTTATAACAGCGGGCACAGCTATGGGGAACACTTCTAACAGTAGTGTAAAAATGCCCATTCCAGCAGGAACTCTAACAGGGTATTCAATTGTTTCATACGTTGGTGGTGCTTTTGCAACTTCTGAAGCGGCTGACGTTTCTTTTGTTTGGAATGATGGAGCAAACGAGGAGCTTTTAAGCGGGTCTGTAATGTTCGACGCTAGAAACAATAAATACGTAGGTACTAAATCGGTATCGGTTGCGGAGTCTTACGGATGGGTAAGATTAGATACGCCAGTTTACACAACTAACCCAACAGCAGCCAAAATAATTATACTACTAACGTTTGAAATATGATAAAAATACACACATATAAACTACAAGGTAATGGTTCGGATAGTTGGCACGTTGATGTACATAATTGCGAAACAGAAGCACAAGCAACTAGAGAAAATAGAATTAGCCGTGAGATAGTTTTTAATGACCCTACAAAACCAGAAGCCGTTTCAATGGATAACTTTGATTTATCAACAATAACAAGCGAACAATTAAACCAACTTAAAAACCTATTGGGATTATAAATTTAAAATAAAATGAACAAAGAACAAGCTCAGGAGGTAGTTAAAATAATAAACGAAGCAAACACTGGAAATTGGATTCCAATTGCAATTGTGGGCTCTTTGTTTGGAATTATTATCGTATTGCTATTATACATTTATAATCGAGATAGAAAAATTAGTCTATATAAGCACAGAGATATTGATGAAATTCAATCTAGGTTGAGTTCTAACAATGAAAAGTTAACAATTTTGGTTAATCGGCACGATGTTAAGTTAGAAGAACACGACAAAAGATTAGAAAAAATAGAAAGGTAATTCATAAAAAAATGAATAAAAACCGTAAATCATGAGAGAAATAAACTACATTGCAATTCATTGTTCAGCGACAAAACCATCTATGGACGTTCCAATTGAAAGGGTGCGCGATTGGCATTTAAAACGTGGTTGGTCGGATATTGGTTATCATTACTACATTCGTCGAAACGGTGCTATTTTTTTAGGCAGAGATTTAAAGACTCCAGGCGCACACGTTAGAGGATTTAATAACGAGTCAATCGGTATCT